TTGCGCGTCGCCTTGCGGAGCTCCAGGCTCTTCCGGATCTCGCGCTGCGGCAGCCCCACGTCGTCCGCCAGGCGGCGGACGGTCTCGGTGCGCACGCTCTGCATGGTCCGGTTGACCGCGCGGGCCATCGCCAGAGTCATCCCGAGGCCGAGCGCGCGGAGCCGCTCGGAGACCTGATCGGTAATGGTGATCGCGACGTTCATCGCACGCCGGCGATGACGGTCTCGTCGTCCGTGGTCGGGAGATCCTCGTAGGCCACCGTCCAGGTGCGTGCGCCGATCGCGATCGTCGTGCCGGTCGGCAGGCTGGCGACCTCGGCGCGGCGCACGACCACCCGCGTCACGGAGTCGTGGCGGGCCAGACCGCCGGCGAGGCCTCCCGGGGGAAGCTCCGGCGGTCGGCCGTGGAAGACGACCGTCGCGGCCACGGGGTCGCCGCCCGGCACCGTCACCGTGGCGGGTACCCCGAAGTCGCGGAAAGGGGCATCGAGCGACGGGCGGATGTCGCCCACGATCAACTCTTCGTGAGTTTGATGATCGCCCGCGGGCGCAGGCAGAGGCAGAGCGGGTTGCTCTGCGTGTTGAGCAGCCGGAACTTGTTCAGGCCGCTCGGGTCCGGCACCTGCTTCGCGTAGAGTGGCAGGCCCATCGTGTTGACCGTCTCCTCGTAGTCCGCCGGGGCGAACCGGGTGATAAAGGTCGACGGCGCCGTAATCGGCACCAGGTAGGCGACGTTCGCCTCGATGAACGCCGCGGAGCCGCCGCCGACGCTGTCGGGCTTCGTCACCGAGCCGCGATACTCCTCCCAGTCCACCATGCCGTAGCGGAACGCCGCCCGGAGGTCATCGCGCAGGATCTGCGACTGCTGGTACTTGTGGGCGTCCTTCACGTCGGAGTGGCCGGTGAAGGCGTCGAACCAGCCGGCCGAGCAGAGGCCGCGGTAGCCCGCGGTGACGAGGCCGCCCAACTCGTCCTCGCTCTTGCGGATCGCGGCGATGATCTGGGCGCGGACGTCGAGCGCGCCGCTGAACACGAAGTCGTGCGTCTGCTGCGCGACGTCGAACTCCGTGAAGAGGTTGAGCAGCGTCGAACCGTCGGCGTCGAGGAGCAGCCCGCGCACGGCGTTGACGCGGTGGTACTCGAGCGTGACCTCGTGCATCGGCCGGAGCTCCGCGAGCCGCTCGTTGACGAGGTCCTGGACCTGCTGCAGCTCGCTCTCGGAGCCGAAGGCCCGGATGTTCTGGACCTCGTCGGCGTAGATCTTCGAATCCCGCTCGAGGTGGTACACCTTGAACGTGCGCAGCTTCCGCTTGTTCGAGCCGAGCGGGTCCGGCGCCACGCCGCCGCGCGGCGAGGTCTGGATGAGCGTCAGACGACCGTCCTGGCTCTCGATGTCCACGGACGTCGTCCTGATGCCAGCCTCCTGGAAGAGACCGAGCTGGCCCAGCCGCATCGGCTGGTACGGAACCTTGTTGAACGTCGCGGTAAGCTCGTGCGACGTGAACCCGTCGCCGCTGAAGACGTCGAGCAGGGGCATGACTGTCTCCTCTTCCTCGCCCTTACCGGGCGACCACCCCGCGCGCGGCGAGGTTAAGGTACGCCGACTCTTTTTGCGCAGCCGTTATGGCCGCAGCCCACTGCAACGAGCCCTTGATGACTTCGGCGTCGCGGGTCACGAGCACGCCCGCCAGGTCCGCGGCGCTCGCGTCGACGTTGTCGTAGAGCACGCCGACCGCGTCGTCGCGGCCGTCGAAGGTCAGCGGGTCCCAGGCGACCGCCTTGCCGCCGGCGAGCTGGTTGAAGACCGCGACGTTGAAGGCGTCGCCGACGGCGAAGTCGGTCGTGGCGTCGGTGATCGTGATGTTGAGCTGCCGCTGGGCGGCCAGGACGAGCGTGCCGCCGGCTCCAGCGACGATCGACCCCACGGCGACCACATCGCCGTCCGGTCCGACGATCTTGAACCGGCCGCCGTTGGTGATCGCCTCGATGTTCTCGACGCGGTAGTTGCCGGTCCTGGCGTCGGGCCCGAGCGAGAGCCCGCCGACGGTGCCGCTGCCGGTGCCGATCACCAGCGGCGCGGTCGTGCTCACGACGAAGGTGAAGGCGTCGGCCACGGCGAAGTCCGTCGACCCGTCGGTGATGCTGAAGTTGATGTGGCGGGAGGTGTAGACCGTGGTCCCCCCGGCGCCGGGCGTCAGGGTGAGGACGGGCAGCGCCTTGCCGCTCGGGGTGGTCAGCGAGAACACGCCGCCGTGCGCGACGACGGCCGTGCATGTCAGCACATAGTTGCCGAGCTCGACCTCGGGCCCGGCGAACACCTGGGAGGCGGTGCCGTTGCCGGTGCCGACGACCGTCGGGGTCGAGACGCGGCCCACACCCTTGGTGACCCGGCCCACGACGGCGCCGGCCTTCAGGTTTTGCCCCGAGAGCACGGTGACGTTCTCGCGGCTCCGGGTGCCGGGCGCCTCGCCGAGAATGAACTCCCCGGCGTGCTGGCCTTCGGTCAGCGTCGCAAGCGCCAGGACCGGCCCGCGCGTCAGCCGGAGCGCGTCGAGCCACGAGAGGCCGATCAGGTCGTGGGCCGTCCGGACCCGCCACAGGCGCGCGCCGGCGCGGGCCTTGAGCCGCGCGAGCTGCTCGCCGAGCGCCCGGCTCTGGACGTCCACGACGCTGTAGAGGGCCGTGAGGACGGCCAGGAGGGCCGCGGTCGGAGTGCCGATGAGCCGCTTCATGCTGAAGCTCCTTTCGCGAGGGCGTGCCGGTTGCGCTCGGCGTAGATAGCCACCGGGTCGAGCCGGGCTCGGGACGCCGTGGGGCGATCCGGGGGCGTCAGATGGCCGTTGATCTCGGTCCGCGCGTCGAGCGTCGCGGTGATCGTGGTGAGCTGCGCCTTGACGATGTCGGCGGGCGTCGCGGCCCGGAGGTAGCCCTCGGCCAGCTCGGGGAGCTTCGCCGCCGCGCAGAGCCCGCGGATCTCCCGCGCGGTCGCCAGGCGCGCCCGGACCTGGTCGAGCGTGGCCTGGGCCCCGACCAGCTCCTCGGCGAGCTCGAGGCAGCCGGCGGCCGTGCACTCCCGGAGGACGTCGGCGGCACTCGCGCTCGGCGGCGGGGCCGGCGCGGGCGGGGCCGCGGGGGCCGGCTCGGGCGCGGGGGGCGTCGCGACCAGGGCGACGACGCGCGCCCGATACGGCTCGGGCACCTGGAGCTTCGCGACCACCTCGGGGCGCAGGCACGCCTCGACCTGGACGGCCTCGGCGATCTCCGTCGCGAACCCCTTGGCGAGCGCTTCCTCAGCGTTCATCCAGGTGGTCTCGTCCATGAGGTTCGCGAGCACCTCCGGGCTGAGGGACGAGTGCCGGCGGTAGCTCGCGATGATCGCCTCGCGCACGGTGTCGAGCGCGCCGGCCATCTTCTGCATCGCGCGCGCGTCGCCCACCACGAGGGCCTGCGGGTTGTGGATCATCACGATCGCGTTCGCCGCGGCGATCACGCGGTCCCCGGCGCTCGTGACGATCGTGGCCGCGGAGGCGGCGAGCCCATCGATCAGCACGTCCACGGCGCGCTTGCGCTCCATCGCCTGGGCCCGCAGCGCGTTCGCGATGGCGATCGCGTCGAAGACGTCGCCGCCCGCGCTGTTCACGTGGACGCGGAGCGTGACGACCGAGGCTGGCAGCGCGTTCAGGTCGTCGATGAACTTCTTGGCGGTGACCGTGTCGTCGTCCCACCAGGACTTGCCGATCACGTCGTATACGTAGACGTCAGCGGCCTGGCCGTCGGCCTGCGCGAGGATTCGGTACCAGAGCCTCACATCGCGCCTCCCTCCGTGTCGGTCCCCAGAACGCAAGAAGCCCGGAGGGAAGACAGAAAGGCTCGGGCCTTCCCACTTCCCTCCGGGCTTCGCGTTTTGCGATTGTCCCGGATCCTGCTTGCGCCTACACGGATACCACCACACGCGGGCCCGTGTCAAGTTGCGTCAGAGGCTCACCCGGATCGCGTCGGCCGCCCCGCCCGGGAAGTGCGCGATCTTGAGGCCGCCGTCCGTGATCTTCCAGCGCACGGCGTAGGGCGACTCGGCCACCAGGAAATCCGTGGCCGCCGGGCTGAACTGCACCTTGCCGCGGTTGCCGACGGTCCCGTCGTCGTTGTTCGCCGCCACGCCGGCCAACGTCTTGACCGTGCCGTCCTTCTTGCGCGCCACCAGCGCGACCGTGAAGTCCTGGATCAGCAAGGCGGCGCCGTTGACCTGGATCGTCGCCGCCAGGAGCGCCGTATCGCCCTCGACCACGTTCACGACCATAGGACGCTCCTCCGCGGCTGCGCGTAGACCGCCGCCCGCGCGGTCGGCCAGATGACCGCGCGCGCTGGCTGGCTCCACGCCACGCCGCGCGCCAGCGTCGGGCCGAAGCGCCCGGACCCGAGCTTCAGGATGTCGAGCTGCTCGGCGAGGCTCGCGGTCTCGGCCAGGGTTTTGAAAAGGGCCATGATCCGCGCCTCGGTGAACCCGAGCGCGTCCGTCACGGCGCGGTTCAGCCTCGGCACGAGCAGCTCCGAAGCGCCCAGGGCCTCCTGGACGAGCCGGTGGAGTTCCCTGGCCTGCGCGTCGCCCAGGCTCAGGGTCTCCGCGGGGATCCCCAGCGCGATCCGCCGGGCCTGCGTCTCGATCAGGCTCACGGCGTCGGCCAGTCCGCGCAGAGCTAGCCGCGTCTCGGCCTCGGTCAGGTCGAGGGTGTCGGCCGCCGCCCGGAGCACGGTGCGGGTCTGGGCCTCCGAGAGGCTGGCCGTCTCGCTCTCGACGTGCGCCTGCACGATCTGGGCCGCGAAGGCCTCGCCCAGGCTGAGCGCCTCGGCCGCCACCTTCCGCGCCTGCCGCGTCTCCGCCTCCGTCAGCTCGAGGGTCTCGCTCGTCGTTGCCCGGATGACGAGGCGGGCAGCAGCTTCCTGGAACGAAGGCGCCTCGGCCATCGCCCGCTGCACGACCCGGCCGAGCCCCTCCGTGAACAGCACGGTGTCGTCGACGGCCCGCACCGCCGTCTTGAGGGCCTCCAGGTTCTCGCTGAGCTGGAGGTCCTCGCTCGTCGCCCGGACGATCACGCGGAAGGTCTGCTCGGTGAATTGGATCGCGTCGGCCAGGAGCTTCTGCGCCTGCACCGTGAAGCCTTCCGCGAGCGCGAGGCCGTCGGCGACCACCTTGTCGACGTTCCGGGTCAGCACCTCGGTGAGCGCGAGCGTGTCGGCGAGGTCCTTCACCGCCGTCTTGAGGGCGGCGAGCTCCTCGCCCAGCGACACCGTCTCGGCCAGCGCGTGCGCAGTCGCGCGCGCGAGCGCCTCGCTGAGCCCCGCGGTCTCGCTGAGCGACGACGCGGCCAGCGTGATCCGGCTCAGGGTGTACTCGAGGGTGATCGTCTCGGCCGTCGCGCGCTGAACGACGCGCGCCAGGCCCTCGGT